CTTTCTATTAGAAAAATAAAACGGCCGTTTATAATATTATTCTTCTATATATTTTCTTATTTTAAATATTGAAAATTTGGTTATAGGATAAAATATAATTTCATATAATACTTCAAAAATTGTTCCGCCCACAATCATAGATAAAATAGCGTTGATAGGTAATATACCTAAAAAGGCTATTGTTGCAAATAACATATTATCTAAAAATTGACCAACAATAGTTGAACTAATTGCTCTAACAAATAATGATTTAGGAAATTTGTTTTTTAACCATACCATCACTTTGCTGTTTGTTAGTGAACCTATTATATATGCAGTGAAACTAGCAACACTAATTCTTAAAGTTGTTCCTAATATTGTACTAAACGCTTCTTGATTGAACCAAAATTGTGAACTTGGTAAATAAATTGCTAATGTAAATAATAAAACACCAACAAAATTCATTAAAAATCCTAATAAAACCATTTTTTTAGCATCTTTATACCCGTATAATTCTGCAACTATATCTTGTATTATAAACACCAATGGTGAAACAATTATACCGGTTGTCACAGTGAAAATTGCAATATCAATCTGTTTTGTTGCTAATATATTTTGTATAATAATTGCCCCTGTGTATATGCTAAACAATATCATTAATATTTTGTTTTTCTTGTTCATGATTCCTCCTTGATTTTTTATAGTAGGGTTCCTGCGAACTACTAATTAGGTCTTACATTATTCCGACCGCTAAATAAATGCCTAGTTTTATTATCTTTTTTTGTCCATATATTTTTGAAATTTGCACCATTCACCAAAGTTATGTGCAACTAATTCATTTAATTTTACTTTTTTGTTATTTTTATTTAATTGTCTTGAAGTAATATATTGACCATTAAAGAAATGAACTTGTTGACCTAACGCTCCTGCTTTACTCCAACTTGCACTGTCAACACTAAAAAATTTATAATTTAATAAATCTTTGGTTTTTGTAAACCCTAGGCCATGAACTTTAACACCTTTGCTATAAGCATAATCAACCATTTTTTTAATAAGTGGCCATTCTTCTTTTTTTACATGGAAAACCAGCCCTCCAATTGCAATGTACTTGTAATTATCAACCATTTTTTTCCAATATTCAATACCTCTACCTTTATGCCAAACAGGAATGCATTTTTTGTGAGTTTCACTTTCAAGTTTTGCTCTCATTTGTTCAACAAATTCTATACCAAATATTGTATCAACATCTAATTCAAAAAAATATTTAACATTATATTTATTTATAAAATTTATATATTTATCTAAATATTTTAATAAACTTTCTTTTGTGCATTTTGCACCACTCATATAACTAAAAGCGCCACTATCTAACAAAAAATTTTCTGCGCCAACATCGTTTAATACTTTTGCACATGTTTTTTCGCCATTAAAAAATGTTTCTAAAAAATATAAAGGTTTGTGTTTATGAATCATTTCGGTTCTTGTATTGCTATTAATGCCAGCAGTAGTTGCTGCTAAAAAAACTCTCATAATTCGATTTTTTCACCACAATTTGGGCAAATAATTTCTTTTTTATCTTTTGTTTTAGTTATTTCGGTATCTTGCAAAAAATCTTCGTCGTTTATATCTAATACAATATCAGTATCAAATCCAAAATCTTTCATATCAATATTTAAAATGTTGTCTAATTCATCATTCAAAATGTCAATATCAAAGTCGCTGTTCATAGTTAATTTGTTATGTGCTAAAATGTATGCTTTTCGTTCTTCATCTGTTAAATGGTCTAGGCGAATAATAGGAATTTCTTTCATTCCTAATTCTTGACAAGCAATAAGACGCCCATGTCCTTCAACAATTTCATCTTTCCAAATGCCAATAGGGTCATTCATGCCAAACATATCAATTGACTTTTTAATTTGTTCTATTTGTTCTTCTGGGTGTAATTTTGCATTTTTTTTATAAGGTTTTATGCTGTTAATATCAACATATTCAATTTTTAATTTTTCCAAAATATATCTTTCCTTCCTAAAATATTATATCACACTATTAAATAAATTATTTTTTTGTGTTATGTACCAAAAGCATTTCATACTGTACTTCATCGCTGTTAAGATAATCCCAGATACGATTTTTTCTCATTTCATCAATGTTGACATTCGCATATACATACCACATATAAAATAACTTGCCATCTCTGTCTAATTCATTAAAATATCGTTTTATTATCTTTCTATTATCACAAAAGTCTTGAAAAGTATAAAACCACATTCGTTCTTTAATGAACCGGCACTTTGAAAAATCAACTTTTTCCATTTTAATACCCTTTCATAAAGATATTATATCAAAAAAAAGCGAGAAAGCAAAAACTTTTTCGCACAAGGGGGTTATTTGGACAATGTAATGTCCTAGAAATATAATAACATAAAAACAAATAAAAAAGAATAGAAATATAATCGTTTGACATAATTTCTATTCAACAAGAATAAAAAGGGTTTATCTAGTGGCTATTGCCACAATATAATTATAGCACAGGTGGAAGATTAATGCAAATTAATTGTCTTTTTCACCTTGTAAAATGTTTAATAAATCATTGCCATTTACATAAAATTTTAAATGTGGCATTACTTGTGCCATAGTTCCATAATTTTGTGCGTGATTTATATATTCAACTGCTTTGTCTATTCTTGATATTAAACTATCTACTGCTTCTTGTTTTACTTTTGTGGTGAATGTCATTGTTTCTAAACTATCTTTTAATCTTTCATTTTCTTGTTGTAAATTAGTTATGTAATCTAATAATTTATTAACTTCATCTCTATGTAATATTTTATATTTTCTTTTAGTTTCATCAGGTATAAATGTTTTATTTTTTAAATACGATATTATTTCTTTTATCTCATCACTCATTATTCCTCACCTTTGCTTTCTTCATACCCAAAATTCTTTTTATAATCAAATTCTTTAAATGTTTTTAATAATACTTCTAAATTCTTGCCACCATTTGATAGGTTGAATATAAGCATGCAGGTTAATAAATATAGGTTGTTGAACTTGTCTTCATTGCCTTCAATTTTGTCTATGTCTTTTATGATTTTTTTGTAAATTTTATAATAATTCATTATTTTCCTCCAACTTATTATTAATTAAATTTAAAATTTCATCTTTTAAACATTCTAAATCTTCCTTACTCACATCAGTTAAATTTCCATAACCATCTATTCTAAACAAAGCATTATTTAAATTTGCATCTCCTAAAAAATAATATAATCTCAATAGCCCACCTTTATCAATTTCGTGTTTGGCAATTTCTTCTGCTGTGTCATAGTCTATTATATCTTCAAATAAATATTCAAAACACCAATCTTGTGTTTCATTTTGATAATCAATAGTTGCGTTTATTAAATCTGTATAAGCATCTTCATAATCATAACTTATTTCTATTCCTTCGATAGTTTCTTTTAATTGCTCTAATTTATTCATTTTATCCCTCCTAATAATTCTATAACCTTTTTTCCTATTTTTTTCTTTTCACAAATAATAAATCTAATTCCATATCTTTCGCTCATAGTTCGCATAATTTTTAATAATACACTGCCTTTTACTCTTGTTCTTTTACTACTCCAATTTTGTAAATCTTGAATAGTTTTTATCTTGTTATCTGCGATTAAAAATATAAAATTTTTGCACCCAAGTTCCCTTGCTTTAAATATTTCTTTTTTTATTCTTTCATGATTTTGAGTGTTGCATAAATTTCCAGATATTTCTTCTAAATCTTTTTTTGTATCAATAAGGGTTGTATAGTCTAAATAAAAGCCATTGTTATATCTCAAAGCCATATAATCAGCACTAGGCAACCCTGTTCTAATATGCAATATACCCTGTTTGTCAAATTCTTTAATTATATAATTTTCTTTTTGTTGGCGTGTGTCTGTTAAAATAATATAATCTTTCAAATCTTATCACCAACAAAAGTGTATCATATTTTATCTAGTTATAATAAACCATTTTTCATCTTTTCTAATTTTTGAAAAATATTTTAAATTGTAATTTATATATGCCATTGATTTATTGAAAAATTCAGCACATTCTCTTGTTGTTTTAAATTCTTTAATAAAATTCATTTTCTCATCAAATAATTTAACCGGTTTTGTTCTAGTCATTTTTAACCCTTTCTAATTTAATATTTTAAAGCCGTTTTTAACGACTTTTTGTCTTTCTAATATAAATATACTATTTTGTATTAAACAACGCTCTATGATACTTTAAAATAGTTTTTAAAGGCATATTTAATCAAAACATTCTGGTTCAGGTTCGGGGCGATATACATAATGCTCATGGAAAAATTCTCTCATGTCTTCATATCTTTCTTCTAACCTATCAATTTCATAAAGCAAATCTTCAATTATGCAAATTACTCCTTCGGTGTCAATTAATACTTTGCCTTCTCTTTTTGTGTTATATGGTTCATAATCAGTTGTTGTCTTTTCAACAACCTTATCTAATAACGCTTTATCAATAATCATTTTAACCCTTCCTTCCATATCTTGTTTGCATCTTCATAAATCTTTTTTAATTTTTCATTAAAAGTTCTAATATTAATATCACGAACTAATAACTCATTTGCTATTTCATAAATCTTTTTAATTGCCCAAGTTTCTTTTTGCGTTTCTTCATACATTTCAATTAATCGTTGCTCATATAATTCAAAATTGTTTTCGTCACATTCACCATCTAAAATTAAAAGTGAAGTATATTCAATAACTTGCCTTTTATCAGAAGCAACAGTTGCCATTAAATGCATATCAAATGTTTTATACTTGTTATAAAATGCTTTCATAAATTGCCACATTCTTTGACATTTGATAAAATGCTTGTCTTGCAATTTAATTTGTTCCATTAGTTTTGGCTTAACTAATAAACAATACAAAATATTTAATTCTAAATCTTGATAACCCTTCATTTTTTAAACCCTTTCTTTATAATCTTATTATATAATATTGTTTTTTAAATGTAAATATTAATTATTCAGTTATATATATTTCATTAGTAATAAGCGTTGCTTTTACTATTTCACAAATATCAACAAGACCTCTAAATGTTTCAATTGCTTTTTCCATACTAGATGCAACAATATATATTTCATCTTGTGTGCTTTTTATTAAATATAATTTCATATTATCACCTCCTATTATTTATTATTATTATTATTTAACTTACTTAAACTTACTTAAACTTACTTATATCTTACATATAATTACTTATAAATATTAATAAACTTACTACTCTTACATATTTTTAAACATATACATTACATGTAAATTTAAAAAAAATAAAAAAATTTATATATATATATGTGTGTATTGAAAAAAGTATAAGTTTGTAAGATTTTTATGCCAAACCCTTATAAATAAAGGGATTGAACGGTTTTAAAGCAATAAGTTTTTAAGAAGTTAACTTACTGCTTTAAGTAGTTTTTTAGAATTTTAACTTAATAAAACTCCCTTTTGACGACCTCACCGTTGTTTGATGGACGAATTTATTTTGTGAATTTTTTTCTAAAAAACCCATTTCAGCCCAATCTTTTTTTACAGTATCAAATTCAAAACCACCCTTTTTTAATTCTCTATATAAAATTTGTGCATTAAATACATATTCATATATTTTTTCATTACCATTATATTTTTCATAAATCTTTCCCCAACATTCACCATAATAGTTTTCATTAAATTTATTTTCATTAGCATTTATTATATTAATAATATATTCTTTTGCTTTTAAAGACGTTTTAATTTCATCTTTATCATTAATATATTCTATAATATCATCAATTGTTAATTCTTCATCATCATTAAAGATACATTCGTTTGATAATTCATTTGCTAACAGCAATATTGCAAAAATATTTGCTTGTTTATCTGTTGATTTTGTTATTTTAATTATTTGGTCATATAAAATTTTATATCTTGAAAAAATATAATCATAACCCTTTTTTTGTATATATTTAATAAATTCTTTACCTGCAAAACCATAGTTTTCTTTTACTATTCGCGCCACATCTTGCCCATTTTCAATTAATTTTTCTCTAACTTCTAAATCAACAACTCTATTAAATAATTGTTCACCAGCATTTTCTTCAACCATTTTGTCGTTATTTGTAAATATAAAATTATTAAACCAAATCTTTACTTCTTTTGTTTGACTATTTTTATTTAACCTTCCTTTTTCCGTTCCGTTGCATAAATCCATAATCAAATTATCAAGATTCAATGAGTTAACATTCTTAACAATTTGTAATTCATCAAAATAGCAAGTTATATTTCTCATAAAACTAGCAATTGCGGTATAGTAATTTTGTGTG